TTTATTTTTTTTTTTTTTTATTGTTTTATTGTTTTATTGTTTTTTTTTTTTATTTTTTTATTGTTTTATTGTTTTATTGTTTTATTGTTTTATTGTTTTATTTTATATATTTTTAATAACTAACATATAAAAATATATTCTATTATTTTATTATATGAGCAGCTTTAATACATCATCAACACATCCATTGATTCCTAATGCCAATCAATATTATATTGAAAAAAAATATGTCTCTATTCATTCAGAAGATAGAGATATAATAAAATATCCAAATTCTAGTGAATTTGAAATTGAATTGCCTCAAGATTATTTGAATGTTCACTCTGCCAAATTATCAACGTGGTCTTTTCCTGCTAATTATAATGTGTTTTCAGCTTTAAATTTTAATATTGCCATGACATTTAAATTCATTAAACTATATAATCCAGGTGAACATAGTTACGCCGACCCGTTGACTGAAGCCATTTTTGCCGGCTTATACACCCTTATTAGTAAACAATATATTGTCCGAATTGAGACTGGGTTTTACAATCCTAGCCAAATGGCAACAGAACTAACTAACAAATTTAATGAAGCTGTTACTAATATATTAATTGAATTTTTTACAAATACTCCTGCTTATAATTATGCGCTGGCATTATTTACAGGTTACAACAGATTTAACATTGTTTATAATTCTGTTGGACAAAGACTTTGGTTTGGTAATAATGCTGACCAATTTGAACTAACAAATAATTATATTAATCAGTTTAATGAGGAAATTGTTGGAACGCAGTGTGTTCGAAGACAACAATTGCCTAGTTTAGCTGATTGGGGACTACCTTCTTATTTAGGATTTACTCGATGTCCAGCAACGTCTCTATCTGCGACTGAAGTTGAAGCGACTATGAATAATGCCAATAATATAATTTATGGATACAATCCTGAAATTATTAATGTTTCTGGTGATGTGCCGCGATTTTATTATGGCGATGTTAATCCGGGTGATAATGGATTTTGGTTAGTACCGACGTTGCCTGGTGCTACTGTGTATTTTTTACAAGCGCCTGCTAAGATTAATTTTATGGGACCGTCTTATATTTATTTGGAGATTGATGGTCTTAACTGTATTGATGAGACAAGTCCTTATAATATGTCGCAATTTACGCTACATACAAATGAAACAAATGGCCGCGTAAATTCAGCATTTGCTAAAATTCCTATTACCACGACACCGATTGCGCAATGGTTTGATTCTGACCAGGCACCTTATAAGCATTTTAATCCTCCTGCTGAAAGAATTAGAAAATTAAAATGCCGGTTACGTTACCACAATGGGCAAAAAGTGGATTTTGGATTCTTTGAATATTCATTCATGTTGGAGTTTACATTGCTTAGACCACAAAATGAACGTAAATATACAATTGTAATTTAGATATTTTATTATTTTATTTCTATCTTATATGTCTATCTTATATGTCTATCTTATATGTCTATCTTATATGTCTATCTTATACGTCTGTTTTATCCAATTAACTAACAAATCTTTATCGCAAGTCCTATAATCCGACTTGAAATCATTGAGCTTTAGAAACTCCGGTTTTTTTGCTCTCGGTTTTTTATAAAGTATATAATCACCAAATTTACCATTTCGTATGCTTAAATTTGATGACAGCTCTCTGACTAGACCTACAGGCTTTGTAGGGTCCAATATGTCTTTATCCAAGAATTTAATGACCTCCATATATGCCATTTTATCAGCCGGCTTATCCAACTCCTTTAATGACTTCATAATTGTACTCCATTGTGCGTAGGGACCATATTTGCCGGTTTTGACAAACAAATCGTGCCCCTTGTATTTGCCTAATGCGTTTTTATTTATTACAGATGAGGATAATTCTACAACATCTTCTAATTCTAGTTTTCTACAATTGGTCTCTTCAAATTCATTTAGCGCCTTTATATCAAGTTCCTTTTTTAAAGGTATGAATGTTACAGTGTCTGTATTTTTCCCTGTCTTAGGACTAGGACCTTGTAATGTTTTCTTAATAACTGGTCCATGTTTGCCTATAATTATTGTATGATAATCGTCTATTTGGATTTCAAACTTTTTCAAACTTGTTAGTCCATTGACAACCTTTATAAGGTCTTTATTACAATCATCACACAATGTTATCCAGTGCTTCTTATTGGTAGCAATTAAATCTAAATTAGTCTCCATTTCTTTTGTATAAGAATAATCAAAAAAAGTGGCAAAATGCTTTATAAGAAATTCGACAACAATGATACCCAGTGGTTGTATTACTAACTTATTCTTTTCATTTCCAAACTCCTTTATACAAGAATTTTCAGTTATTTGTCTTGACTCATCTAACAAAAAATCAATACATTCTACTTGTTTCCCTTCTATATTTTGTTTTTCGACATATTTGCGTTCCATAATTTTGTCAATAAGTGACGCAAATGTAGATGGCCTTCCGATGCCATTTTCTTCTAACAACTGGACCAATCTGGCTTCCGTAAAATGTTGTTTTAAATCTTTGAGCATATTTGTGGCTTCTATTTTTTTATAAACCATTTCGCTATTTGGTTTCAGATTAACAAAATAATTGTATGCTTTACTTGAGTCTTCATTTGCTTTATTATTTGATGTACTTGAAACAATTTGCCAGCCTTTGAATACTACTTGTTCGGCTCTGTAAATAAAATTTAATTTGTTATTAACCATCTGGGTCGTTGGTTCATTTATAGAACCTAGAATTTCTATTGTCGCTGTAATTGTGCTGTATTGTGCCGATGGCATACATGTTTCTATGGCATTGTTTCTGATTAATTCATATAATTTGATTGCTTTTTGTGGCAAATCTGGACCTAAGTCGTTTTTTTGTTGAATTGATACGGGACGAATTGCTTCATGAGCTTCTTGAATTTTATTGTCAGAGACAGAGACAGAGACAGAGACAGAGACAGAGACAGAGACAGAGTTTGTATTAGTATTATACGATAAATTGTCTATTGTTTGACTAACATATTGCTCACTATATGTTGCTATAATATATTTTTTCATATTTTCTAGAAATTCCTTGCTGTATTTTTTTGAATCTGTTCGCATATATGTAATATGTCCTGCTTCATATAATTGTTGCGCCATTTTCATTGTCTCTTTTGGTGACAAATGAAGCTCATTGGACGCCAATTGTTGTAAAGTAGAGGTGGTTAAGGGCTCCGGAGACTTACGAATGCTCTTTTTTACTGGTGATTTGTTACAGATGAATTTTGTATCATTTGACGCGCAAATTGCCAAAAATGACTTGGTGTCTTCTATATTTGTTAGTTGCTTGCTAAGTTCAAAAACTAGATTCAAGTTTGTAAAGTATCCGGTAACATTATATACTAGTTTACCTGGAGATTTCTTGATATCTAAATAATTCTCATATACAATCCTTAGTGCCGGTGTTTGACATCGACCTGCCGATAAACTGCCTTTGTGATTTTTGGCGATATTGTGCCATAATAGTGGCGTAATTGTGAAACCAACAAGTAAATCGAGAACTTGTCTAGCTTGCTGTGAGTATACTAGGTTTAAATCAACTCTTGATGGGCTTCTTATAGCTGTCAAAATAGCCGACTCTGTGATTTCATGAAATATAATACGCTTTGTTGTTTCTACTGGTAAATTGAATAATTGGCATATATGCCAGGCAATTCCTTCGCCTTCTCGGTCGCCATCGGTCGCCAAAATGACTTCATCTGACGCAATAATTTCCTTCCGAATACGCTCAATTTGTTTCAACTTGAGGTCTTCTTCTATAACAGAATATGTTATATTAAATCCATTTTCAATGTCAATTGCGTCTAATCCTTGGATACTTCTTAGATGCCCGTATGATGCAATACATTTATAACCTGGACCTAAAATACTTTCTATTTTTTTACATTTTGCTGGCGATTCGACTATGACTAGTGATGTTTTTGTGACTATTTTTCGTGACATTCTTGACTGTGTTTTGTTAGTATGTATGGGTATATTATGTTTATATTTATTTCATTGTTTCTTTATTTCGTTGTTTCTTTCTTTTTTGAAAGTTGTAAATATTTTCTGAAAAGTAAAAAGGGAAATGAAAATTGGACATTTATAAAATGTCCAAAAATGAAAAGCCAAATAAAGTTTTGAAAACAGCTGTTTTTTCACGTTGTGACCATGATGCTCTAAATTATTTTTTTGTGTTTTACAAAATTGTGATGATATATTTTTTTACAAATAGCGATTCTTTAGGAAAAATATTTTCTTCAGTTACACTAAATGACAGAAAACTCGCCAAAACTCGCCAAAAAATTTTACTGCGAATGTTGTGACTATAGATGCTCTAAACAGAGTGATTATAATAAACATATTTTGACTATGAAACATAAAAATAATTACACAATGGCTCAAAATAATGACAATTTGTCGCCAAAAGTCGCCAAAAAATATGTATGCGATTGTGGTAAGGAATATAAATATAGACAAGGAATATACGCACACCGTAAAACATGCGATAAAACTTACACTCATAGCAATGACATTAATGACGCCAATCATATCAATGATGATAATGACGCCAATGATGATAATATTTCAGACAATGATGATTATGATAATGATAATGATAATAATTATGACAATGATTATGAAACAGTTAAACAGGATAAAAATAAGGTTTTGAAAAATATTGTTTTAGAAGTTATTAGCCAGACAAGCAATAATAATAACAACAGTAACAATGAATTGATACAATATTTAATCAATGAAAATAAAGAATTCAAAAATTTAATTTTAGAAATTGTTAAGAAAGACACAATTATTAACAATAACAATAACAATAATACTATAAATAATAATTGTAATAACAAGGCATTCAATTTAAATTTCTTTTTGAATGAACAGTGTAAAGATGCAATGAATATTAATGAATTTGTTGATTCAATCAAAATGAATTTGTCTGACTTGGAGGAATTTGAACACCTTGATTATGCTGATGGTGTTTCTAATATATTTGTAAAGGGTATTAATGCTTTAGGTGTTCATTTGAGACCTATACATTGTAGTGACGCAAAAAGAGAAGTGCTATACATTAAAAATAATAATGAATGGGTAAAAGATACAGATGATAAGCAATTAATTAAAAGCGCAATAAAGAAGGTCGCATTTAAAAACATAAGACAAATCAATGAGTGGGTAAAGGAGAATCCAACTTGTAAAGACCCAACAACCAAAAAATTTGACCAGTATAATAGAATAGTCATGAATGCCATGTCAGGTGTCACTGAACAAGAACAGAAGGACAATATTGAGAAAATTGTGAAAAATGTTACAAAAGCAGTAGCAATTGATAAGTATACTTTGAAATGATTATTATATGTAATATGTAATATCTTGATATGTATAATAATAAATAGTCAGTGAATTTATTATTATTTATTATTTATTTTTAAGGCTTCTTCAGCATCTTAAATTGCTTCCAAGATATGTCAACTTGAGGACCCTTATATTCCGGCTCTTTTTGCCCATGTTCCGCGTCCAGTTTCTCGGCTTTTCTTAATGCGCTATCTACATATATTTTCTTTAACAACAATCCTACTTCATATGAGCCCTCGTGTTGGTCCATATGTCCATACTCAATCTTATTTAAAACATCTAGGAACTGAAATAAAATTTTCAAATCTATCTCATCCTTTCGAATCTTGTTATAAAGGTCCGTATAATATGTAAACAAAAAATTACATTCCGACATTGCTTCCAAATTAAGCGCATCTTGGTCGTCTAAATATTTTGCCTTTAACATCACCAAATTGTTAACATTTTCCCTGAGAATGTGACTATGCTTGAGCTCGCGTATTAATCCAGTCTGGTCTTCGACATTATTTGCCGAAATCATTTTTTGTAAATGAAGTCTTTGGTTCTCGTCCATTGTATTTGTATTATTACTAAAATACTATTTTTAACTCTTTTATTTGTATTATTATTTATTCAGTTTTATTATTATTATTATTATTATTATTATTATTATTTATTTTGTTGTTTTATTTTTTGTTTTATTTTTATATGTATTTTATATAAATGGACCCTATAACAGGAATGCCTTTGAATATTGTTAGTCCACCACCATTAGGAGCAAAAAGTAGCTCTCCAATGGATGTAGCAAGTGCCAATATGAGAGCTTCTAGTGCTAGAATGAGTTCACTATTAAATGCTACACACGGAGGGGGTAAACATCGTCGTAATACTTTAAAAGGTGGCGCCGCATCGGCAATAGTTGTTCAACCGTTACATATTTCTTATCCAGGTGGAGAAGCATTACAAGGCATTAATACACAAATGACATCAATTGGTGCGCAGAATGTGACTAATAGTACTTATGATAATGCTTGGGTTAAAACTGGTGGTAAACGAAGTGGAAGTAAACGAAGTGGAAGTAAACGAAGTGGAAGTAAACGAAGTGGAAGTAAAAGAAGTTATAAACGTACTAATAAAAGAAGAAGAACTTATAAACACAGTAGTAAAAGATATAATAAAATGTAAAATGTAAAAAATGAATAAAAAATATATAATAATATTATATGCCTACAGGAAATAATTATTTTATATTTGCGTTAGTTAATTTAGGGTTTATAGCACAAATCGGATTAATGATGTATTACACTTCATCTACAAATATACAAAATAATTGGAATGAATATCGATGTAATCCAGCGTATTGGATATATTCAAATGATGTATCTGCTGATTTTAATTATTGTGTTCAAAACTCGCAAGTGAATATGATGAGTACAGTTTTACAGCCAATGACTTATATGATTTCATCATTAGCATCATTTGCGCAATCGGCAACTAATGGAACAAATAATTCTCGTGGTATGCTAAGTAATATTAGAGGATTTGTGTCTGATTTAATACCAAATATGTTTGGCATATTTACTGCTATATTAGTAGAAATACAAAAAATGTTTATTGCTATTAAAGACATGGTGGCAAAAATGTTGGGTGTAATAACAACAGTTATTTTTATGTTAGATGGTTTTGTTAAATTATTGTCTGCTGGCGCCGGCACATTTGGTTCTACTGTTAAATTTATGTCTTGTTTTCATCCAGATACAAAAGTTAAAACAAAGGACGGACAAATATTTTCAATGAAAGATTTACCTTTAGGAGTAGAATTGGAAGATGGTGGTAAAGTATTTTCTGTTATGAAGTTAGATAATCCAAAAAAAATGCCATTTTATAAGATTGACGGTGGTGTAAATTGTGAACCAATATATGTAACAGGAGACCACTTTGTGTATGATAATGACTCTGGCAAATTTATAAAAGTAAAAGATTATTCAAAAGCTGTATTACAGTTGGAACTTGTTGCTGATTGGGTGTCTTGTTTAATCACTTCAAACCAAAGAATACCTATTGGACAACATATTTTCTGGGATTGGGAAGACGATGAATTAACAAAATAATTTAAGAATATACGCAAGTATTATTATCCATTTATATATTAGTATAAATGGTTAATAACAATAATAATGGATATAACAATGGAGATAACAATGGAGATAACAATGGAAATAACAATGGAGATAACAATGGAAATAACAATGGAGATAACACAAGTTCTACAATAGGTCAAGACCCGGCTTTAAATAAAGCTTCTGATTATGTCCTTAATATTTATGATAAACTAACATATTATGACTTATATGGTTCATCAGTTTTTATTGTAATAATTTCAACACTTGTAGTATTGTCATCAGTATCCTTTGCTTATATAATAAAAAATAAACAAGAAATTGCCAGTGACTGGGAAAATCAACGATGTAAACCACAATATATTCCATTTGCTGGATATATTGTTGAACCAGATGGAGAACTACCAAGTCAATATACTTACAGCAATATTCAATATTGTATTCAACGTAGCGTTACTAATATGACATCTGAACTAACAAAACCACATGTATATTTATTAAATACTTTAAGCGCGGCATTTACAGCAACAGCAGATGCGTTAAACAATTTACGAGGGGCATTATCTTCTATTAGAACTAATATTGGCATATTTGGGTTAAATGTTATACAAAGATTAGCCAATTTATTGGCACCATTTTTAAAAATATTCTTGGCATGTAAAGACATAATAAACAAAATACAAGGTATGTTAGCCGCTGGATTGTTTACATTTTTAGGCACATATTATACAATTCAATCATTTATTGGGGCTTTTTTTGAATTAATGTTAGTTATGTTGTTAATATTTATTGGTATTCTTGGGGTTCTATGGGCTATACCAATTACATGGCCAACAGCATTATCATTATCAATACCTGTGGCATCATTTGCTTCATTTTTTGCTATTGTAGTAGCTATAATGTCCAAAATGTTTCATTTGCCTTTAATAAAAACTGGGAAAATTAAACTTCCAAATGTTTGTTTTGACAAGAATACATCATTTCACATGTATAATGACACTGTTAAAAAAATTAGCGATGTTGAAGCTGGTGATATTTTAGCGGATGGAACAAAAATAACGGCAAAAATGAAATTAGGATTATTTAATACAAAGATGTTTTCTTTACAGGGTATTATTGTTAGTGAAAGTCATCAGGTGAAATATAATAATAAATGGGTTTTTGTAAGAGAACATCCCGATGCGATTGAAATCCATGGATATAATGAGTCCTTTATTTATTGTTTAAATACAAGTTCTAAAGAGATTTTATTAAATGGTCTAGAATTTTTAGACTGGGATGAATTATATGATGACCGATTGACATGCGTATTAAATATATGTGTATCAAGAATGAATAATACTAATAATACTAATAATACTAATAATACTAATAATACTAATAATACTAATACTAATAATAAAATAAATATACATAAAGAATTAGATACAGGATTTTCATATGATACTATTATTGAATTAGATGATACTAACAAATATATAAGTGATATTAAAATTGGTGATATTTTGAAAAATGGTGGCGTAGTTTACGGATTAGTCGAAATTGATGAAACTGATTTGAATAAATCTTTAGGTTTAGGAAAATTATATCATTTATTAACCACAACCCAACAGTTTATTTCAAATGGTCAAGTTATAAATGATTATAATCATATTATTGATTCTATTATGTAAATAAAAATAAATAAATAAATAAATAACCAATTAGTCATTAATAAATAAAAAAATAATTATCTAACATTTATGTATATAATATGGATATTTCGATTGGTTCATATAAATGTAGATTAGAATTTGCGATAATTATTATCTTTCTTATTGTTGTCCTCTTTGGACACACATTATGTGCGTGTAGCAATGTTGGATTGTTAGAGGGGTTTGCTGCGGCTACTGGAACTGCTACTGGCGTTAAAAAGGATGGTGAAAACAACGAGGGTGATAAAAAGAATGAAAAGAATGAAAAGAAAGAGGGATTTTCTAACTACAAGACAAATGCCGGTCCTCAGTTTGCGTCAAATGACGGGAATTATACATATATGAACTCAGACAAATGGTCTCAACCATCATTAGTTTACGCTACTGGAACTGCTCCTAGTGCCGGAGTTCAATCTATTTTAAACAGAGGTAATAACCAAGCACCTTTAGCTTCCGGTGAAATGGATGTGTTTGCGAATACTCAATTTAAACCTGAATGCTGCCCCAATACATATTCAAATAGTCAAGGATGCGCTTGTATGTCTACACAACAATATAATACTTTGATTACTCGTGGCGGCAACAATATCCCATTTTCTCAGTATTAAATAGTAATAGTAATTAATATGCGTTTTTTCTAGTTACTCCGCAAAACTTACAACAATAAATTGTCATCATATCACTTTCTAAACCAGTTTCAACTCGGTCTTCAATATATTGATGATTTTGACATATTTGTTCTCTTTCATTCACTATATTATTAATAAGTGGTTCAAGAATATTTATTACATCATCAATTGACGACGTGTCAAATATTTCATTGAATTGGTCATATGATGTTTGATTTTCAATAAAATAATTATTATCCATCTCAAGTATAATATCCTTATTTATTTCTGCTTTTAGTTTCTTTACTTGCTTTAATGTATTCAAAAATATATTAGCAGTGGTTTTCATTTTATATAGAATGTCTTTTTCTATCGACATATTATAAGTATAATTTATATTATATTATACTTATAATTTATATTAAATCAATTTTTTAACCTTTAAGTCAATTTACACCCTTTTTATTTACACCCTTTTTATTTACACCCTTTTTATTTACACCCTTTTTATTTGTCACAAAGGTCTAAAACAGTGAATATTCTTGTCTGCCATGTTGCTTGTAATATCTAGCTACTTGGCGAAGCATAGAATAATTTATACTGGCAAGTAATGCAAAGTTTTTTTCTGTAGATGGCACGCCACGATTATACAACACGGATGTTGTTGTAATTTTACCATTATTGAATTTTGTCATTTTATATTTTATATTATAACCAAATATAAAATATTTTTTTATTTTTTATTTTTTATTTTTAATTTTTTATTTTTAATTTTTTATTATTTTTAATTTTTTATTATTTATAGTTTATCGTTTATTATACATAACAGAATTCATACCTTTACTAAAAAAAGTAGAATTAATTATTTGTGTTGTAGGTTGAAATACAGTATAGTTTCCGGCGGCAATAGCGGCAAAATCTGTGAAACTATTTGGCACTCCTCTGCGATAAAAAGCTTTACTTGTTCTAACCGGCATTATACATATACCTTGGAAATAAAAAATTTTAAAATTAAACAATAAACTTATTTATATTTTTACTTTGTTTAAGCATATAGTGAATACAACGCACTACTCATTGCGTCTTTATTAGTCTTAATCAACTTATCTACAATATCTTTTGTAACTGTAAATGGGAACGCCACCTTTAATGACATATCCTCTTCAAACAAATTAGACCCGGGTTTCATCAGACGATACAAATTCAACTTTGTATAAATTATCTCTAAACATCTCTTCAAATTACGCACTCCATCCTCCTTCATACAATAATTGTCAATAATATAGTGAATTGTTGCCTCTGGAATAGTAATATCTTCTGTTGAGAACTTTACTTGCTCTCTTGTTCTTGGCAATAAATAACTATTTGAAATAACCGTCTTTTGCTTCTGATTGTATCCCTTGGTCTGAATACGATACATTCTATCCTTTAAAATAGGATTAACTTTGGACTCATCATTGTAGCTAAATATAAACAAACATTTACTTAAATCAAAATCTATCTCGGCAAAATACTTGTCATGAAATTGCGAGTTTTGAGTAGTATCCGTCAAATGTGTCAAGATGCCGGCTATTTCTTCACCCTTTGGCGTCTCACTAATCTTATCAAGTTCGTCAAAATATATCACAGGATTCATACACTTACTATCAATCAATATTTGAACAATCTTGCCCCACATTGAGCCTTCATACGTGTAGCCGTGACCTTCTAAGAAACTGCTATCAGTTGCGCCTCCTAAAGCAATGAACGCGAATGGTCTATTCAGAATCTTACTAATGCCATCCTTAACTAGACTAGTTTTTCCAGTACCAGGTGGTCCATGAATCGCAATTGCCGTGCCAACTGATTTGGGATTGGTAACTAGTTGTCCAAGCATCTGCATTATTTGCATCTTGGCATCATTTAGTCCATAAACCGCGTCATCCAATGTTTTCTGAGCATTAGCCATGAATTCGTGACATTTTTCGACACCATCTTCAATGCGAATGGGTAAATCTTTAGTTTGTCCAAATGGTATACGCATAAATGTGTCAACCCAATTCTTAATCTTGTAATATTCACCACTGCCTGGCTCCATATGTCTTAGAGTGCCAATCTTTTTCATAGCAGCGCCTTTGAAATTGACTGGAATATCAGCTTCTAATAATGTGAGACGGTATGGCTTCTCAATTCGAGTGACCTTATTGATTTCACGTAGTTCCTTGATGATTTTCTTTTGACCAGATATTTCCATCTTTTCAAAGAACTCAAAATCGTTCATTGTGTTTTTGTCTCGCAATATGCGTCTGAAAATGCGATCATTACGGTCTTTTTCCTTTTGTAACTTCTTTTCTTCCTTTTTCTTATTGACTAGCATCTTTTGATTACACAATTTAATACATTCAGTTACAAGTCCAGTTGACTCACCCTTTTCTTGTAATGTCTTTAGAACAGCTAATAAATCATTATCCTCCTTCTTTGAAGTAGAATGAGAACTAGAACTAGAAGTAGTTTCTGTTTTTTCAGTTGTAACTAATCTAATATTATTATTAGCATTATTAGTCAACTTTTTATCTGACTTGTTTTTCTTTACATTCTTTACAGGTTCTTCCTCTTCTTTATCATCTTCTTCATCCTCATCATCTTCAGTATCCTCATCCGAACTAATCGGGTCGTCTTCATTTTCAGTAGGAGCATCACTGTCATCATCATCATCGTCGTCTTCGTCATCAAAATATGCTTCATATTCTTCAGATAATTCATCTTCTTTGTTTACCTTGTCGGCGCCAATTGATAAGATAATATTGAAGTTGCTAGATTTTTTCTGTTTTTTCCCAGATGATTTCTTAACGACTTCTTCTTCTTTTTCGTCAGACTCGCTTATATCTTCGTTATCATCGTCATCATCATTCTCCGAGATAGTTTCATAATCATCATCTTCTGAATTTTCCTCAGAATCTTCTTCCTCTGATTCGTATATCTTACGACGCAAACGCTTAGATTTATGTCTACTATTTTTATCATTTTTGCCCTTCTTATTATTTTTTAAAGACACATAATCAGAATCTGTTTCTTCCTCCTCTTCTGATTCAGAAATATCTTCTGATTCTTCTTCATATTTGCTAGTCTTTTTCTTATTCTTTTGGTCGTTCCTTTGCTCGTTCCTTTGGTCGTTCCTTAAAGCCTGTTTTACTCTTTCACCTGCCTCAACTTTCTTATTAATATGTTTAGATGGAAACATCTTTGCCAAAAATTTTCTGTATTCATGCTGGTCAATTTCATCATCATCAGTTTCATCAGAATCACTGATATAATCACTATTATTATCAGACGAATCATCCTCAATCTGCTTTTTACGTCTATCATCTACCTTCTTATCCTTCTTATCTTTCTTATCTTTCTTAGAAATATTAGTAGTCATTTTAGTTTGTTCTCTTGGCATTTCTATGTTGGTTATAATTCTTTTATAAATTATTTTTATATCCTATTTTTCAAATCAATTTTTTTGCCAGTGCTAATTTGTATATTGAAAAATATTATAAAAACAATTTAGACCATTGAAGATTTAAAATCGCACCTTTTTAGAAATTTTTTCCAATTCTTCCATTTTTTGTTTTTTATTATATTCGCCTAATTGTTTTATATTATTAAGTTCTTGTAATAATCTCTTATTTTCAATTTCAATTTCAAGGTCAGTTTGTTTATTATATTTTGTTTTTTTTAATTCTTTTATTTTTTGTTCAAGTCCTACTATATTATTTTGTTGTTGTTTTATTTTTGTTATGTATGTATCAAGACAAACTTTAATATCTAAATTGTCTTTTGGATTGTCAACCAGTTCTTTTATTTCTTGCTTCATTCTTTTAATGACATCTATCGCCATTTCCCAATATTTTTTATAAACTTGGTCATAAACTCCTCTATTACTTTTAATTGCACTAATGTTTATAATTTCATTTTCTGTGAATCCATTTATTTTATAATTATCTATTTTTTCTAATGACTGTTGTAATATTAATGCTTTAATAATATTAATAAAATATTTTGGAACTGGAATATTGTCATTAATAGAAAGAATGTTTTTTTTCTCTCCTGAACCATCATTTTTACACGAAACTTTTTCTGATATATTAACATTACCATTTACATCTATCTGAAAAAAATATTTAGTATAACTACTACAACCATGAACGCAATGGTTGTCGCTCTGTGGATATGTTTCAATGTCTAATACAAATTCAGTCATAATAGGATACATTATAAATAAACTTTAAATATATTATAAATATATTTAAAGGTGCGATTTTAAATCTTCAAGGGTGTAAATACAATCTAAATACAAATTAACAACATTTTGGTAAAAAATAAAATTGATTTGAAACAATCTAAATATTATTTATAGTATTATAATAAGAATGTCGCAAAGTTCCAGAAACATGAAAAATATTAATTGCTCCAAGATTATCGGCATCCAGTTTAGTATATTATCGCCCGAAGAAATTCGGAAAGGCTCTGTAGCCGAAATAACAAGTCGCGATACATATGTTAATAATAAGCCAGTAATAGGTGGGCTATTTGACCCCAGGATGGGGGTTTTAGAACCTGGTTTAATCTGCCCTACAGACGGTTTAGATTATATGCAAACTCCGGGTTACTTTGGACATATTGAATTGGCGCGCCCCGTCTTCTACATTCAATATTTGTCCACTATTCAGAAGATTCTACGTTGCGTTTGCTTCAAGTGTAGTAAATTATTAGTGTCAAAAGAAAAATACAAACAAGCGCTTAAAATGTCATCACAAGCCAGATGGAAATATGTTTTTGAATTAAATAAAGACATTAAGAGATGTGGGGAAGAATCTGAAGATGGTTGCGGTTGTTTACAGCCAAAGAAAGTCAGAAAAGAAGGGTTTGCTTCTTTGTATGCCGAGTGGACCAATAACAGTGAAGAAGGTGATGATAATATTGTCGTCCCATTGACACCTGAATTGGTTCTCAAAATATTCAAGCGTATTTCCGACGAGGATGTGACTTTTATGGGATTTAGTCCTTTATGGTCGCGTCCAGATTGGATGATATGCCAGGTTTTAGCAGTTCCACCTCCTGCTGTAAGACCTTCAGTAAAACACGATGCGCAACAGCGTTCTGAAGACGATTTGAGTCATATTCTTGTCAATATTATTAAGACTAATAAGACGCTTCAAGACAAGATACAGAATAATGCGCCTGAAAATGTTGTAAATGATTGGACGACTGTTTTACAGTATCATGTTGCCAGTCAGGTTGATAATAAGTTGCCGGGTTCTAATCCTGTTGCTCAACGTTCTGGCAGACCATTGAAGTCCATTAAGGACAGACTGAATGGTAAGGGTGGCAGAATGAGAGGTAATTTGATGGCTAAACGTGTTGATTTTAGCGCGCGTTCGGTCATCACTGCGGACCCGAATATTTCAATTAGAGAGCTTGGTATTCCTATGAAAATAGCGAAAAATATTACCAAGCCTGTAAGGGTAAATCGTGTAAATAAAGCTTTCTTGACGAAATTAGTGCAAAACGGACCCGATGTGTGGCCCGGTGCTAAGATTCTGGAAAAGAAGAATGGCGAATCTATTACATTGAAATACCTTGATAGGAAGTCGATTGTCTTGGAAGAGGGTGACACTGTTCATCGTCATATGATGGATGGCGACGCCATTCTATTTAACAGACAACCTACTTTACACAGAATGAGTATGATGTGTCATATTGCGCGTATTATGACGCGCGGAGATACGTTCAGAATGAACGTTGCTGACACGAAGCCATACAATGCCGATTTTGACGGGGATAGACATATGTAAAAAACCATTTTGTCCCCAACAGGGAGCGTGAAAAGCGTGCAACTCCCTAGTTAACTGATTTAATAAATAATAATAAATTCTAAAACAATATAAATAAAAATATACATATAATATAAACATGGAACCATCAAAATATTTAGAACTATCAAAAATAATTATAGACGACCCAACCAAAAGATATTGTGAAATATACAAAATAACAAATAATACTAGTGGTAAGATATATGTAGGACAAGCAGTTTCACATATATTAAACCATAAAAGATATAGACCATACGGACACGACGGACGATTTAGATGTCATATTTCAGAAGCATTTTCAACAAAGAAAAATCAATCACATTATTTAAATAATGCCATTAGAAAATATGGCGTTACTGATTTTGTTGTTGAATTAATAGAATGTTGTGAAACTAAAGATGCCGATGAAAGAGAGACACATTACATTAAGGACCTTAATAGTTTATTTCCTAACGGTTATAATCTAAAAAACGGTGGTAATGTGTTTACACATAGCGACGAAAGTAAAAAACGTGTGTCAAATGGAGTTATTAATTATTTTAAAGATAAAAAGCAAGATAGATTTAAAGATGTAAAACATATAGATGATGACATTGATAAATATATTAAACCTTTAAACAAACACAATGAGCAATATGGATGGTATGTGTATATAGATAGAAAAAAAGCAGATTTTGGAGGTGTTCATATTACATTAGAAGAAAGTAAAAAATGTGCGATAGAATTTATACAAAATTTAAAAAATCATTTAGCAACATAACTAAATTGCTGGAAGTTCCTTAGAGCCTTCACTACCACTCTATTGCCGAAAGGTTTTAGAGGAACACGATTAATTGTCGTAAACAATGGTAAAAATGTGAATGGATTGGATAATCAGCAGCCAAGTCCCTAACCTCGTTATGATAAGAGTATGGGAAAGGTCCAGAGAGTAGACAGTTGTGGGTCTTAAATGACGGTCTAATCAACCAGATAAGGCTTAAGGTGTATTCCGACCTTACCAGAAATGGTAAGGAAATTCAAACGGAAATGAATTTACACATGCCACAGGACCCGGAGTCCGAGGCAGAATTAAAGAATTTGGCTGCAGTGCCATACCAGATAATTAGTCCTGGCAACAACGCGTCAATCATCGGTATCTATCAGGATTCCATGCTTGGTTGCTACAGGTTTACAAGAGAAAAGATAGACTTCACACAGAAAGACGCAATGAATTTACTAATGATGTTCAAGCGCGTCAATCCATTTTCAAAGGACAAGAAACTCAGTGACAGAATCTCAAATTTCGAGATAATGTCGCAAATCTTGCCACCAATGTCCTTGAAAGTGAAGAACAAACAGTTTAACGGAGAGACTGAAAAAGCCGATACTTCAAATAACATTATTGAAATAATCAATGGCAAATATATCCGCGGCCAAATGGACAAGGGTATTCTCGGTTCAGGCACCAAAGGTCTAATCCATCGCGTCTGTAACGACTACGGCAATATGGCGTCAGCCGAATTTGTAGACGATATCCAGAACATTGTTACTGAATACATGAAGCAAAGTGCGTTCAGTGTAGGCATCAGTGATTTGATTACGGACGACAAGACCAACCAAAAAATCATCAGTATTATTTCAGACAAGAAGACCGATGTCAAGAATTTGATTGACCAGGTCCAAATAGGCATATTCGAGAACAACTCGGGAAAATCCAACGAAGAAGAATTCGAGACCAAAATCAACAATATTCTTAGCAAAGCGCAGTCGGAAGCAGGCAGAGAAGCCCTCAAGAATTTGGACAAGGAAAACCGCTTCGTAATTATGTTCAATGCCGGTTCCAAAGGCACTGAGATTAATATACAACAGATGACAGCTTGTCTTGGACAACAGAACGTGGATGGTAAGCGTATTCCATACGGATTTGACCACAGAACGCTTCCCCATTTTCACAAGTATGACGATTCCCCGGCAGCACGTGGCTTCGTAGAGAGTTCCTATATTAATGGTCTGTCACCCCAAGAGCTATTCTTTCACGCAATGGGTGGTCGTATTGGTCTTATTGATACTGCCGTTAAGACCTCTACTACTGGTTATATCCAGCGCAGACTGATTAAAGGTCTAGAGGATTTGATGGTCAACTACGATATGACAATCAGAACCAATAAGAGCAAGATTGTCCAATTCTCTTATGGTGACGATAACATTGATACAATTAAGGTCGAGAACCAGGAACTCCATATTGTTGAAATGAGCGTCCAGGAAATCTATGGTCACTACAATGTTCCAGATGATGCTAAGACAAAGACAAAATCGTTGTCAGGAATGTTTACCAAGGGAGCATTTGGTCGTTACAAGAAACAAGAAGAGCAAATGAATGATAAATGTAAGTTTTACACTGACTATATGATTGAAAAGCGAGACGTAATTATCAAGAATATCTTTGGCAACAAGTCAGATAAAGTTGTTCGCGTCCCAGTGGCATTTTCATATATTATTCAGAATGCGATTGGACAACAAGGCATTAATGCCAACTCTCTTGTAGATATTACTATGCTAGAAGCATTTGAATTAATTGAAGGCGCATTTGCTAAGCTAGAGCAAATACATTATGCTCCACCCACTGAATTATTCAAAGTCCTCTTCTATTACTACTTGTCGCCAAAAGATTTGTTACTGAATAAGCGTTTTAATCAGAAAGCATTAGAAATATTATTGGCTACAATTATTCTTGACTATAAGCGCGCAATTGTCGCACCTGGTGAAATGGTTGGAATGATTGCGGCGCAGAGCATTGGGGAGCCGACAACGCAGATGTCGTGTGTTTATTGTGAGCATATTAGGTGTGTAAAAATAAATAAATCTAGTAAAAATATTTCCTCAGTCTTATCACAGATTGGCGAATTATGTGATGCTCTCATTGAGGAAAATCAGGAATACACATTTAACACTGGACACGTAGACAGTGTTGAGACATTGTTGGATGCTTTGGAAGACGAGTATTATATTGTAGGTGTAGACAAAGAAGAAAAAACGCACTGGAATAAAATATCGCACGTCAGTCGTCACCCAGTAAACGGCGACTTAGTTAAAATTACAACCAAGAGTGGACGCCAAACAACTACTACATTGAGTCATTCGCATCTAATTCGTGATGAAAAGACACAACAAGTGGTACCAATTACTGGTGCTGATTTGAAAGAAAAAATGCGCGTTCCCGTTGCCAAACACATTGACAACACTTTTGTCAAAGATAGCGTTACAATTGGCAACAATGTTAAGAAATTAGACAATTTATTTGGCTGGTTTATTGGCGCTTACTTGGCTGAAGGTAATATTAATAAAAGTTCTATTTGTATTACAAATGTATCCCAGTTTTATATTGACAATGTTACCAAATTGGCATTGGAGTTTGAAAAGGAATGTAAAGTCAGAACTTATGCTGGTGAATATGGACCTTCAACTTCAACCAGTTTTAGTCACAAAGTTCTAGCCGAGTTCATTATAAACACTTGTGGCACCGGGTCATTCGTCAAACGCATTCCGGACTTCGCATTTACTGCTCCCAATGAATTCAAGGCAGGTCTAATCCAAGGATACATGGATGGTGACGGTAACTTCCAGTGCGATGAGAAACATCATCAAATCAGGTCATGTAGCCGAAGCAAACAGTTATCAAGCGACCTGGCATTATTCCTTAATTATTTTGGAATATTTGCGTCTATTAAAGAGACCAATACTCGTGGCGCACCAATGTTCAATGTGTCTATTAGTGCCAAGTATTCTAGAATATACCAAGACAACATTGGTAGTCTAGTTCACGCAGACAAATTAATGAATATTGTTAAATATGTTGAACGCACGGATGCTCATAATTTATCTGATGAAATAGATAAAATTAATGGACTAGGACATATTATAGCAACTTGTGGCAAAACATTAAAATTTTCAGACCAAAGTCGGACATATGGCAGATGGGCAAAAAAAGACAGCATTGGTCGTCGCACATTGGAAAAGTATATTGAAATCTTTGAACAACACGAAAATGTAAATCTTATTACTAATGAACTGGCAATTTTGAAGCAAGCTTCCAACTCCAATGTAATCTGGGATGAAATTGTGAATATTGAAATTATCAAAGGACAGCCCAATGAATATGTTTATGATTTTACAGTTCCGACAAATCAGACATTTATGATGGATTCTGGTATCATAGTTCATAATACCCTAAACACTTTCCACTTTGCTGGTGTTGCGTCGAAGTCCAATGTGACCCGTGGTGTGCCCAGAATTGAGGAAATTCTATCACTATCTGCGTCATTAAAGAACCCATCGTTAACCGTATATTTGAAGCCGGAAGACGAAACTGATAAGGATAAAGCAAATACCATTCAGTATATGTTGGAACATACAAAACTGGAGGAGGTTGTGAAGTCCGTTGAAATCTGTTTTGACCCAGATGATATGAATACGCTAATTGACGAGGATAAGAGTACAATGGCACAATTCAGAGAATTTGAAAATATTATTGATGAATGCTTACAAACTGAAACGGATTTACCTAAAGAAAATGAAAAGTCAAAATGGGTTATCCGCATGGTTATGGACCCCGAGACAATGTTAGAAAAGAATATAACAATGGACGATGTTCATTTTACATTGAATAACACATACAGAGACGAAATATCGTGTGTCTATTCGGATTACAATGCCGACAAATTAGTATTCCGAATTCGTATGACAAATATTTTAAAGAACGCTGCCAGCAAGGCTCAAAAGAAAGCAAAGTTGAATCCTTTGGACCAAAGTGACCAGATTTACATACTGAAGAACTTTCAAGACCAGCTATTGAATAATATTGTGTTACGAGGTATCAAGAATATTAATAAGGTTATTCTTAGAAAGGTAAAGGATAATTTGAAGGAGAAGTCTGGTTCTTATGTCAAAGAGGATATTTGGGTTCTAGATACAATTGGTACAAATCTGTTGGATGTTTTGGGATTGGATTATATTGACCCAAATAGAACTACTAGTAACAATATTATTGAAATATATGAAGTGCTTGGTATGGAGGCCGCTAGACAGGCAATTTACAATGAATTAGCAGATGTTATTGAATTTGACGGCACCTACTTGAACTTCCATCATATGGCATTGTTATGTGATAGAATGACGTTTAGTCATAAGATGATTTCGATATTTAGACATGGTATCAATAATGATGATATTGGACCTATTGCGAAAGCATCATTTGAGGAGACACCAGAAATGTTCTTGAAAGCAGCAAGACATGCTGAATTAGATAATATGAGAGGTATTTCAGCAAATGTGATGTGTGGACAAGAAGGATTATTTGGAACAGCGGCATTTCAAGTAGTTTTAGATTTGAATGAGATGGTTAACTTGGAAGAGAAATACAAGTATGACTATGAGAATAAGGAGACATTAATAGAAACCGGATTATTTGGCAATCTAGAAGACGAAAATGATTCTTGTAGCACCAAGAACCTGACAATAGAAAATAATGTTGTGAATATTCAGAGTGAAGAGATGGGTGGCGATAATGACTATAACCCGTTTGCTTAAATTAAAATAAACAATAGATAAACAATAGATAAACAATAGATAAACAATAGATAAACCAAGTATAATATATTAAAAATAAGTAGTTATAGATATAATAATATCATATCTATAATGAAAACTTTTTTTAATATATTACAAAAACAAGCAAATTGTCCTATAATAAGATATCATGATGATGATGAACCATTGAACATTTATAATGGGACACTTTTAAGCGTTCCACAAGATGTTAAATGGCAACCGTTACCGATAAATCAGATGAAAGATAATCCTCCTCAGGAGGATTGTTCCATTTCAAATGTTAATCTGTGTACAGATATAAAACTTGTTCTTAATCAAAAAGACAAACAACTAGACTCAAAACAATTTATTATATCATGTTACATACACAATATTATTTCTAAAATTTACAAAGGTTATGGATATATCATGTCGGGAACAACAAAAATCCTCTATCATACTCCTCCTTTTCAAAAAATAAGAATGTTTTATAATATTTTTACGAGAACCAGTAATACAGATTATTTGGTCTTAGACCAATATGTAGATGAAATACTAACTATTTTTTCAAAAGCCCAAAGGACATACTATGCGTTTTCAAGACTAGCCCACATTTATAAACTAAAAAAATATAAGACTGTTGTAACCGACGATTTATCAATGACGCCATTAGATAAAAATCATAGAAATACATTTATATTGATTCAAAATAAATCAAAATATTTATTCAGCCTGAATGATATTGTTAAAATTGTTGAAACCTCAATTACCAATGCGCCAAATTTTTTTCAAGAGCCTAATCAAGCAAAAAATCCATATAACAATGAAAATTTAAATTATTCAACATTATACAATATATATTTTAATCTAAAATTATCAAGTAGAATTATGTCAACAATATTCCATTTATATTTTTTATCTAATTTTAATTTGGGCAAATTTGTTTTAAATAACGAAGCTTATTTAAGAGACACAACCATACAGAAATATATCCATAATGCTACTCCAAGTGTATTATATAAATCAATATCAACCATGTTAAATAGCAACTTTTATTCTAAAAAACTGGGAATTCATGTAGATTTTCCCAAAGATTTATTACTAAAAATCTTCAAACCATTTCTTTATTACTATTTTATTGTAAATTACGATATTCAAGGCACACATCGAACAAGTGAGTTTAAACGAATATTGTATATTAAATTAAAAAAATTTTACAAATATAATACAACATTTGGTAGAAAAATTATTCATAGCAAACCTAAATTGTTTAATAATTTTACAAAAAATTGGCAACCATTTTCATTTATTACACACCATATATCATTTCATAATATAAAAGTTTATGAAACAGATATAGCCATTGTTGAGACAGCTGATATTTATAGCAATACAAATACAAATATAAATATAACAGGCAACAATTACATTAATAATGAGTCTACTGAACATGATGATGAAGATGGTGAATATGATGAAGATGGTGAATATGATGAAGATGGTGAATATGATGAAGATGATGAAGATGGTGAATATGATGAAGATGGTGAATATGATGAAAATTGTGAAAATTGTGAAGATGCTGAAGATAATGAAGATGATGACGCTATTGAAGACAATAATGAAATAGATGATATATCACTTAGCTAATAGTAATAGTAATAGTAATAGTAATAGTATAGACAAATATTATTTTTCATTTACACCTACTGGTACAGACATAATCTTCTGTTTTCTAGTTATTTTAGCCTTTGGTTTTTCATTAGGGTCAATTACCTTTTTTGGTCTGCCTCTTTTTTTAGTTTGTGCTTGTGTCTTTGGTTCTATATTTGGACTAATAGTGGGGTTTATGATGGGGTTTATGATGGGGTTTATGATGGGGTTTATAAAAAGGTCTTCTTCTTTTTCTTCTTCTTCTTCTTCTTCTCCTTTTTCCTCCTCTTCTTCTCCTTTTTCCTCCTCTTCTTCTCCTTTTTCCTCCTCTTCTTCTACTAATTCTTTACGAGCAAGTTTGCCTTCACTTTTATCAAAAATAGCTAACGTCTTTTTTGATAATATTGGCGCTTTGTTAAATACATTATCTAGATAATATTCAACACTGTAATATTTACTTATAGCTTGATTCATAAAGTCCACCGCAGTATATTTTATAGGATTGTTAAATATATTAATATTAATTTTAATTCTTTTATTTTCATCTTTAATTAATTTGTATTTTTTTAATTCAGAATCATTATCATTATCTTTATCCTCTGTGTCTTTATCAGACATTTGTCTATATACTTTTGGAACATATATAATAGCATAATCATTACCACTTTCAGGACGCCAACATACCATTGCTTTATTATTTCTATATTCAAAATTCTTTTTTGATATCATCATGGATGGTATTTTATATTTACTTAATAATACCCATAAATCAAAATTGCCGGCATTAAACCCTTCTAGAATAATCATTTGCTCAATTGTCATGCCTTTATTAATATTCGTAATTGTCAACTCACTATGTAACTCCTCATCTTTCAAAATAGCCAATATTTTTTGATATCGTTCAACATTAGTAAAATTATCAGTAAGTCTATTATATTCATCTATTAAATCCTGCTTCACTTTTTCTATACTAATTTCCTCATTATAAAATTCTTTATATAAGTCAATTATCAAATACAATGGGCAAAATGGACTATTTAAATATTCTACTTCTTTAAAATTATATTTTGACAGAAACTTCCAATCACTGGTGCCCGATATAGGCTTGGGTTCACTTCGTCTACAATCAATTACCTTGGTAGTATTAACAGTTATATCATACTCATACGTATTATTATATATCTGTTCAGTAATTGGTTGAGCAGTATCTGATGTATTATATTTCGCATATTTATTGATATCAGAAGGTACTAAATTATCAAAAAACTCTTGATTTAACAAATCTTGTAGCACAATAATCTCATTATCCCGTAAATTATATTTTACTTGGCCAAATGACAAATATGATTGTGGTTTAAAAATAAACGACTTTATTCTATTATATCGAATAAGTTCATCAGCCATTCTACCAAAGTAATATTCCTTATTGGGTTGTTTTGACACTAGGTTTAATGAAGGAAATTGTATTAGACATTTACCTCCTTTTTCCGACTTAGAAATTTTACAAATAGATGTAGGTGAAACATTACAAGTATCGACCGCGTTCTTTATACATGTTTGTATATCATCTTCTATTATAGATTTATAATCAAAATCTTCTACAAATTCAATATTGTCGCCAACTAATGTTATTAATGAATCAGTAATATATTTTAACAGTTCCTTATACAAAATTTCCTTGGTTTTTAATTGTTTTCCCCTTTTATCATTTTTATCCTTTTTATCCTTGTTATCCTTGTTATTTAATAACCCCAAAGCATCCATAATTTTCCTTCGTTTATTGCTATTTGAATAATCATTAAACAATATTCGAATTGTATTTCTGAATGTATTGTAAAAATTGGTTTCCAAATTAATTCGTTTAATATAATCAACGCGTCTATTATCAACCTTAGTAGATGTAAGAGTATTTATATCTGAAAGAAGTGTATCATTACTTGAAATTGTTTTAATATTTTCTTGACTAATTCTTGAAATATCGACTGGTTTATTTATCTGAACAAACTGATTTGTATTTGTTAAGAATCCTACAACCATTACGTCTTTAAATTCAGCATCTTTAAATTCAGCATCAGTAACATGAAAGAACTTATCAGGAATATCAGTATTTGTATCAGTATCGGTTTCTGTTTCTGATTCTTGTGTTTTGTCTGAATTATAATATGTGCGTAAAAAAGTCAATGTATTATCATATGATTGCCAAATATCATCTGACATATAAACATAGTCATATAAGTCACTTAATGCAGATGGATAACAAGGAACAAAACCGTCTAGCCCATCAGGGTTAGTAACTAACAACCCAATAACCTTTCCTTGGAAATTTAATACTTGGGTGTTTATTATGTAGTCGTTTCCCTGTAGATAACGTATTAGTTTATCAAGAATTTTGGCTTGTTCAAAACGATATTCACGGTTTCTATTATTAAAAATGGCGGGGCATCTTTCTCCCAATGTTTTACGAATGACATTTGTAAAAACATCCTTGAGATTTTTATCATTTTCAGTAAATGTAGATGATATTATTTGTTCTCCATTATTGTTATAATATGAAAACACGGGTTCAAACCAGTTGTCGCGTTTAATTAAAATCATACTGCTTTTGCGGTCATCGTATGCGTGATTAGAGTAGTGATTTGTTGGACAAACAAGGTCAATATTATTACTGCTGTCGTCCTCTGGTATTTCTAAAACAATTAAATTGACGCCATTAGGAAACAACTTTGCGTTTGTTGTAGTTATAATATCCCATAAATAGGTGTAATCTATCATTATTGTGGGGTCAGATAGAAATAATTTAAAGTTTTCAAATGATTCGGCTACGCGCTCTAGAAATTCTAAGTCATCTTTTACTTCTCTTTTTAATTCTGCTTTTTCTTCTGCTTTTTCATCTGCTTTTTCATCTGCTTTTTCATCAGGCTCCAAATGTTCAGGTTCTATCTTTGACACTCTTTCAGAATGCTTTATTTCTTTTATTTTTTTATATAATTTAGATGATGAATAGTCTTCAATATTTACTTTAATTTTATCATAATTGATATCATATGTTCCATTGCGGTTTAAATGAAATATAGTTCCAGAATACCATTTATTTAATCCATGGTAATTACATTCAATCTTATCTCCAATTTTAAATTTACTATTTTGATTTTGATTTTGATTTTGATTTTGATTTTGATTTTGATTTTGATTTTGAATAGAACTAACGCTAGGATTAGGATTTAAAAAACGAATATTATTGGCATTCACTTGTTTTTCAGTATCTAGAGTAGGGTTCGCAAAAGATGTAATTAAATCACCATTTTGATATGTTATAAATTTATCTATATCAATTGCGTCAATTATGAGTTCCTTCATTTCTTTAATTGATGGCACCATAGGTTTCACTTTTGTAGCTAGCGTGCCTTTTTTCCCTTTTTTTGGTTTAACTGTACCTGTTTTTTTAATATTTTCTTGTTTACTATAATAAAACACACTAGCAATACTAGCTATAAATGATTGATTTTTATCATTTTCAACACCGTATCTGAGTAAACACATATGGTTAGGTTTAATTGATGTATTTGTCTTGCTAACTTGGCATTCTGAATTGACTTCATGTAGAAACTTTTGTACACCAATTGGTAAGAATCCCCATCTATATTCACCTAATGGATATTTTTCTGGTCCTTTTATGTAAGTTTCAGTGTCTTGAACATTGCGTTTTAGTTCTTCTTCGACAGGATTAGCAACTGGTTCCCCCTCTTTTTCCCCTTCTTTTTCCCCTTCTTTTTCCCCTTCTTTTTCCCCTTCTTTTTCCCCCTCTTTTTCCTTTATAGTAACCGGTTTTTGAGATTTTGACTGCGATTTTGACAAGGACAATGTGTCTTTTTGTTTAAAATTACCTTGACAAATATCCCTTCGTGATTTCATTTCAGTTGTTGACCATTTACTATAACAGCATGGAATGCAAGAACCATCAGGCATCTTTTCTTTATGAAAGCCAGGAAAATTTGTTTCATCATCTTCATAAAATCGGTAAACATATTTGTCTTTTGGCACTACTTCGGCTTTCTTAGGAATAATTGCGTCTTCTATATTGTCTACAGGTGGACCACATTTGCCTGCTTTAATATCGGCTTCAGAAATAGCCGAGTTTGTTTTCAAGCACCAGAATCGTGGACAAGTAAAGTAATATTTGTTAGTTGGGTTAGTGCCATATTCAATAAATTCGGATTCCTTTTCTTTACCATCTTTATCTTTATACAACTCAGAGTTCTCATCTACTAATGCTTTTTTCTCATCAGGTGTTAAAATAATTGGTTGTCTTCTGGCAGCTAAGTTAAATGGACACATTCTTGTATATAAATCAATCTTATCATCCTTGCTTTTTACAAATAAATTAGGCATTCTCTCTTCAATTCGTTTTGAAAATGGATTGGGATACTTTAATTTCATACCAGTTATATCATGAGCTATATTATCACTAGGATTTGCGGCTGCTACTGCCTTACCTCTGCCTTTTGCTAAGCCTTGCACATTATCATAATTAACATCTGATTCTGACTCTAAACCGCCACCAATCTGTTTTTTATCTTCATCTTCATCTTCATCTTCATCTTCATCTTCAATATCACTACCTTCAGCAAACTCTAATATATCCAATAAATCATTATCAGGCGAAGACGAAGACGAAGACGAAGACGAAGACGAAGACGAAGACGAAGACGAAGACTCAGAATAAACAGGACTATCTTCTAAAATAACAGGCACCGCATTTTCTATAGCATTTTCTTCTGATTTAGCCACAATTTCATCTTCATTAATATCTAATTCTTCAATTACTGTTCCGGAGCATAATTTATTTATTTCCACACTGTCAACCTTAGTGCTATTTATATCCTGTGTAATGCGAATAAATGAATCAATATAAACTGGTATTGTATCCAAATAAAACAAATTATTTATACCCCTAACAGTGACCTTTAGTTCACTTTTAATCGGATTCAAAACCATATTAGTTTTAAACCCAGGGTTTAGTTTTATCATGACATTGCGCCGCTTATTTACGCCTCTTACAAGCTCCAAATCCTTAATTGTTTTAGAAAACACATCATTGGCAGTTTCTTCATTCATATCATCATAATTTTTTATTAACTCTTCAATAATCTCTTGTTGTCTTAATCCCTGTGTTATTTTCTCAATAATAAACGCAACTTGACTATCCAATAATTTAAAATTAGAAACACGTTTGAACCGCATTAACGCACCATCTTTTGTTCTAGGGTCAATTGGATTTTCAACTAAACTATCATTTTCTATTATAAAAATACTGGATAAACAGCCCATATATTTTTTTAAATTTATTTTATTAGTAACAGAATATACGCTTTGATAACTAATTTCTCTAATTTCAATATTAGGACTAGTAATAGATTTAAATGACGGCAATTCTAGTCCACTACTTTTAAAAAATGGTCGTATTTCTTCAATTAATGGATTAACCGCAATATCAATAATAGAATCAATATTTGAAAAACGTGTTTCTAATGTGTCTTGTAATAAAACAGGAGTATTAAAATCAGACAATAAATAATCATCAGACAATGAATATACTGAAATATTGCCATTTTCTTCAAATTCACAAACCATATTATATTCACGAGACTGATACATAATCTTTGTATAAACAGACACAGACCTGTGTTTACCAATTGTTTTAATCATTTTAAAAATAATAGATTTATTTAAATGTGGGATTTTGCGACCATCCACTGATAATTTGTCTGTGTATAATCTATACATATTTGATTGGCGTGTTTCTGGATTGAATTTGATTAATGGAAAATCATATGTAGCATGTAATAGCTTGAATAATATTTCAACAGGAATTTTGATTTTAAAGTCCGGATATATTACAATTTTGATATTATTTATACCAGTATTTATTTGTTTTGGAGAAAATAGCGCAGATTTGCTTTCTGAATTAGCAAACTTGAATACATCATAAAACATATCAATATTATCAAATGTGCGTGTCACATTTGCCGACAATTTACTATTGCTGTCTGCTAATAGTTTGTCACGTGCTATTTCCAGCTCATTATTTGTATTGATATTGACTCTATGTAAAAAAGGGTAATAAATTTTGAACAAATACTCAGAAGATACATGTTCTGTTTGTTGCTCTTGTAAAATATCTGATGCTAAACATAGAAAAATATTATTTTTGGCAAATATTTGTTTGGGTTTTATTAATGTCATAGTGCCAGATTCCAATAACAAATTATTATTCAATGTTGTTAATTCCTTTCTAGAATTCTCCAATAACTTATCATAACTAGAAACATAAAATGGGTCAACTATAAAAGAATATTCATTGGTAAATACAAATTTTTGTCCTAAACATGAAGCAATTAAATATTCACGGTTTTCTAAATTTAGCCGCAAAATATCGTCAAAAGTATAAATATAGTCTTTTGTTTCTACTTCTGATTCGGATTCTATATCTAATTTGAAATCTATTGGCATCCCTGTGGTCTTATCATATATATTTGTTAGCATAGCAACTAGCCTCATATTGGTCAATTGGATTTTATCATTTTGCGTCAAATTTTGATACATTGTAATTGGATTAATAGTTTCCGTCTTTAAACAAAACATATATAACTCTTCAATCGACACGGTTTTGCCTAGAGCCTCAAAAATCTTTAATCTAATTGTCCCAATTGTGTCATCAATGTGTATGGATTGTTTTACAAATGTAACTGGTATATTATTTGTATTAATATTTGTTAGTTCATCCTGATTAAATATGTCTAAAAATACTGGGTTTATTGAATCAACTGTCTTTGCCTTTTCTTGTAGAAATAATTCATTGGGGTCTTGCCCTTCTATGTCTAAATTATTTCCAAAAAATACATATATTTGTCCCATTTTGTTTTTCCCTATTAATTTGGTTACCTTAAATATTGGTGACAATAATGACATTATATATAAATGATGTGATTATTTTATATAATTTTAGACTGAGTTTAATTATACCCGGCATACATATTCGCATTATACCCGGCATACATTACATATCAAAAAACGGATTATCTGTTATATCCATTCCACAATACGGCTCTGGACTTTTCTTATAATCCACTGGTTGATAAATATTTGCTTCCTTTGCCGCCACTAACAAGAATTTAAAATTCTGCCAAAAGACCTGTTTATGTCCTTCCGACTTTGTCATAATATGGGCTAGTTCATGTATTGCTACAAATGTAAGTGTATTAATATCTATTAACTTGGTTCCATCTTCCTTCTTCTTATTCAAACAAAATGCCAATTTCTCCCCTTTGTTTTCGCTATATGCCGTAAATTCACTAGTTGGCAATGTCTCAGAGATTTTTTCTGGTTTGAAATTATTTACTAGGCGCTGTATATCTTCATTATCTGGATATTTTTGACCTACAAAAGTAACCAAGTCTTTACAATTTCCGGTAACCTTTGCTAATAAATCGGCTGCTAACTGAAGCTTAGAACGCTCTCTGACGCAATATTTTTCACCATCTACATCCGATATAATACATTTTAAATTAAACGCGTCCGATTCATTATATATTTTTAAACATATAATAAGAACAAAGCCTAAAATTATATAAAAAAATATATTTTGTTTATCAAAGTCATACATATATTATAATATAATATTAAACAAAAGTTAAATATTATAAGTATTTGTTATACATTTCTTATACATTTCTTATACATTTCTTAAGGTGTTTAAAAATATATGCCATTGTTTATTTTTGTTAGCATATATGCTCACTGAGAGCCTTGTCCAATTTCTAGAGGTGCTCTCATGAAATCTGGAGTGATAGTGCTCTGGTTCCAGGGACCAACAGACATTTGGGGATTAGGAGGCTCAGAACGGATTTGTAAATTGGCATTTCTTAAAGTCTGTCCAATTGTGTCAATTCCAATAAGAGCACCGGCTTTCAAGAAGTTCATGTTGCCAAGAGGTCCGGCGCCAGCGGGGTTCAATTGAGACCAAGAATTGTTGTTATCCTTGGGCAATAAATCAGAAGGATTGGTAGTATTGGAGGCACAAGAGCCGGCAGCAGCATTGCTACCACCAGTCATTTGCTGGGCACCTGATGTAGAGGCAAAATCATCAGATTGACCCTCGGAGGCAGGCATCACCGTATTTTGTTGGTTGTTGTTGTAAGCCTTATTTTTGTTAGTGTCATTACCTTCTAGCATACCAGAATATGAACCTTTTGTTGAAAAGTAATTATACATCATATGTAAAACATATAATCCAACCATAACAATTAAAATACCAGCAATACCATAATCATTCCAGAGTTTTTTAAGTGAGTCACTCATTTATATAAAATTAGTAATAAAATATTTTTGTAATTATTAATTAATTACAAAATTAAATTACAAAAGATAATAAGGAATTAGATTCCTAGATGTTTTAAATAATATAAACTTTGACAATAAATTTACAGGGTTTTTATATTATTTTTTATATTTTAATATTCATTATGTTCATTATTTTCATTATATTCGTCTTCGTCACTATAAGCATCTAATTCACTATCACTATCATCAATATCATCTATCATATATGTTTTCTTAATCTCTTTTAATTCTAAATATGCTTGTAATGCCAGTTTTTTTGCTTCTTTTGCTTTTTCTCTAGCTTTGTTTAAAATAGCTTGATACACTTGATTTGGTTTTTTTAATATAAATGTGTCTAAACTATTTACTAAACTAGAATTAAAATTAACTTCTTTTAGTAAATTGGGGTCTTCTTTTACTTCTAAATCTTTATTCATATCTAAATTCAAATCTTCTATTTCTAAAGCAATATTTTCTGATAAATCATTTTTATCATTGTTAGTATTATTATCATTATCATTATCATTATCATTATTATCATTATTATTAACAAATGGGTCAAATTCAGTTAGATTTACAGCATTTACAGTAGTACTACTACTAACATTATTATTAATATCATTTACAGATGATTTTATAAATTCTTCTAAATTTATAGCCATGTTTTCTTTCTCTTTCTCTTTCTCTTTCTCTTTCTCTTTCTCTTTCTCTTTCTCTTTCTCTTTCTCTTTCTCTTTATCCTTTTCTTGTTTACCAATGTCATTATTTATAACAACTTCATTCTTAATAGGTTCTACAATAAGATTTGATAAAACAGAGTTTGTTGAAACTTGATTAGATATAGAAGCTGGTTTCTTAATAAAGAACCCATCTAAAAATGGGTCCGGACTAACAATCAAAGATTGCTTAAGTTCTATTTCTATTTGAAAATTTCTTGAAGTAAATTTGATACCTTGAATTTCTAAAATAGAAATTATATTTTTGTCCACTGTAATTTCTTCTAAACTAACAACATTGTTTGCTTCATTAAATATTTTGATATTGGGTTTTACATTTACTCGCAATAAATAATATTTACCGGATTTATATATTTTTAACGCCGATGTAAACGCACTTTCAATATCATCCTTTTCCAATTTAGTTTGAAACCATGTTTCACCTTTGCTAAATAGAAGCTCTTGGCATTTACTTTCTAAATTTTCAATCCAATTAACAAATACAGTATCATTATTATCAAACATCAAGTCTGTAAATATTTTTTTTCCACTTTTCACAAAACCTTGCTTTGTCAAGCTTTTTGGTGTTTGTATATATAGTAATTTATTATTGCTATACATTATTTTAGTAAAATAGGTTCCTCCTGCTAAAGTGGATGGAGGTCCTAAATACAAATTAGAAAAATCATAATCTATGGTTGGCTCAATAATATTATCCATTGTTATTTATTGGAAACAAAGAAAAATATTATATATTTGACACGCAATACAAATAAAATACAAAAAAAAAGTCTTAATTTAAAAAAAGGATGAAAGACTCATTAATGAAACAATGTTTAGACATATTAAAAACAGAAGATGTTAGAAATGAAATCAAAATTATTTTTTCTCCTGTAACTGACTTAATACTTTATGAAATTTACCCGTATATTTATATAATCATATTTCTTGTTTTTTTAATATTTATTTTGATTTTAGCTATATTAGTTATTTTAGTAACACTATTGCGTAATAAATCATCATTAATAAATACAATAAAAGAATTTTAATATTTTCTTTGCTTAATATATAAATATGCCAAAGAGCCATAGACATAAAAGAGGACAAAGAGGTGGAAATGCCAATAATGCCGCATCAGTTGCGGTTGATAGTAGTCCAAGTGCGGGAAATTATATGTTGAGTGTTGTTGGTGATGGTTGGACACAATTCACAAACGCACTTACACTTAATCCTGCACAAGGCCCAGTTGCAGCTGCTGGTACTCAAGTAGTTTCTATTGCTAACCCAAATGCCAACGTGTCCAATTATGACAAGAGTTTAGGCACACAAAAAGGAGGCAGTCGAAGAGGTAAGGGTAAGGCTAAGGGTAGAGGCCGAAAAGGGGGTATTTTAGGCGCCGGTGTCGTTTTGGAGCAAGCAATTGTTCCACTTGCTTTAATTGGAATGCAACATACCTATGCTAAGAGACACAAGCGTGGAGGAAAACAATCTAGACGCCAAAGACGTTAAATGTTTTACTAAGTTACTAAAATGTAATATTACAAGATGATATTACAAGATGATATTACAAGATGATATTACAAGATTTCAAGTGTGCTTTAATTTTTCCTGAATATTTATATTGAAGTTGATTATTTACAACTTCATTATGAACTGTATGTATTTCAGGATACATATTTACTTTACCAGAGGACCCATCATCCATTGTTCTAGTTTTCCTACGCAAATGCTCTTCTTCTGATTGAGTATAATAATGCGCAACATATGCCATCACCTTTGTAAATATTTTAGGCACTGGATTAAATGGTCCTTGAGCCATTCTATTACCTGAAGCAGCAAAATATCTATTTGAATTTATCATATTAAAGAAATGTGGATTTACAGCAGGTAATATTACTTTTTCCGGTCTAACAAAACTTTTAACATGTTGATTAATTATTTTGTCAGATTGAATAAAATTCTCAGTTAACAATCCAGGTGGTTGTGATTTATGTCCAGATGTTCCAAACATTAGCCAATTGATGCCAATTGCGTCGGCAAATTTAAACGCATTTAGAAATTCCTTAATATTATTAAAATTGTTTAACAATAGGAACTCATCCGCATCTAAATAAAGCATCCAACTAGCATTATTTTGTTGTGAAATTTGTACAGCGCGAGTCATTAAATTAAGTTTTATAGACCCGGCTGTTTCAACACGCGTTACATTTATACGTTTGTCGCCAAGCATTGGAGATAATGTATGTGAAATTGGCGTAACTGATTTGTGGTCAAAAATGTGAATTTTATCGAAGCCTAATAATAAATGGTGCGCAACCCATTCGGCTATCTTTGGTTCATCTCTGGCGTTTGTAAATAAATATACATTGTGATTACCAGAGCGTCTAAATTTGTCAATTGTTGAAACTAAACTTAGATTTGTATTGAATACCTTGCCTCTAAACATAATATTATATACTTATTTTTAATATTATATTTATACTAATTGTGTTTATACTAATTGTTTTTGTAAAAAAAATAATGAGTAAATATTCTATTTTATTTTTATTTTATTATACTATATTTTTCAGATGAGTTTTGAACAACATTTACAACAATGGGTAACTATTGATAACCAAATGAAGGTCCTTGGCGACCGAATGAAAGAATTGCGCGACAAAAAAAATACATTAAGTCAAAATATCAATACACATGTTGAAAATAGCAATTTAACAAATACATCAGTTCAACTAAATGATGGACATCTACGTTTTGTAAATGTGAAGGAAACACAACCACTCACATTTAAATATTTAGAAACTTGTTTGCGTGAAATTATAAAAAATGAAGAACAGGTAACTAAGATTGTTGAGTATATAAAAAATAAGAGAGATGTTAGTTATAGTCCTGAAATTAAGCGTCTGTATAAAAATTAATTTATATCATAATAATGTATATGTCAGGATTACAATTTCAAAATAATGATTTAGTTTTTTATCAACATGGTGGTAAAATAATGAGTGGTGGATATACAGTTAATTCAATATTAATGAATTCAGGGCAACCACTATTAAATAGTTATTATGGTGGTTCAAAAACTTTAGAGAGACAATATAATAAAAATGATGATTCTTTGGATAATGATGATGATGATGATGATTCTTTGGATAATGATGATGATGATGATTCTTTGGATAATGATAATGATAATGATAATGATAATGATAATGATAATGATAATAAAATGACAAACACACATTTTGATAATTTAGCTGTGCCTGTTGGTATTTTTTACATACATAATAACCATAAATCGGAATATGATGATAAACTGCGAGACCATAACAATTATAAACAGTGCGAAATGTTGTCTGATGATATTTATGATAAATTATTTGAATTGGCAAGTTACAAACAATCATCTAACAAAAATAATAAAGTGAAAAAAAATACTAAAAAAAACAATAATAAAGAAAATTTAAGTAAAAAGAACAGAACAAAAAGAACTAAAAAAGAACTAGCAAAAAAGAACTAGCAAAAAAGAACTAGCAAAAAAGAACTAGCAATAACAAATTATTATACATTTTTATTATAGTATAAATATAAATGTATTTAACAAGAAATAATATGAAGCAAATAAATAATGAACTAACAAATAACAATTTAATTTATAATAATCAGACTAATAATGAAAAAGAAGATATTATTCAATGCTTAATTTGTTGGGAACAAGCAACCAATCAAAATAAAATTCATAAAATGAAACATATAAGCTTATTTATTTCTAATTGTCTATGTGACTGTAATTTTCATTTATATTGTTTCTTTGATTGGGTCAGAAAGACGCCATCATGTCCTATTTGCCGTTCTCCACTAATATTCAATGATGAAATGTATCAATTATATACATTAGGACCTCATTACAAAATAAAATTATTTTTTAAAAAATTGTCTATTTGGTTGAATGAAACAATTACAATGATAATCAAATACGCCACTATATTATTTTTATTACGAATAAGTATTGGTATAATATTTTCTATTGTAAGAAAACATGAAGCTGGTATATAATTTATATTTTATATTTTATATTTTATATTTTATATTTTATATTTTATATTTTATATTTTATATTTTATATTTTATATTTTATATTTTATATTTTATATTTTACTCCAACTTTTATGATTAAATGGTGACACTAATATAGAACTTAATTGATTCTTCCAATAATTGACTCGCTCTTCAATAGCCATATCTTTCTTGGTCTTTGGATAAATTGGAGTAGTTGCCATTAATTCCTCCTCTACTGGTGTCATTTTTGGTTTATGTCCGTAGCAATTAATACCATATTTTACAGCAGGATTCTTCATATAACCACCATTTATACCCGGTCTTCCACAATCATTCTCATGACCTTCTATTTTTTGTAAATTATCCCAGGTTTTTTGTTGTGTTGGATATAATGCCATTTGTCCTTCAGACCATCCATAATTACACCACTCTGCTCCTCCTTTATATGAGTCTTCTACTTCCTTATATGTTGCTAATCTGGCACCATATGCGCTACACAATGCTTTCGCATCCGGATAAACATAATCATTGCCTGGAATATTAAAAACTTGTGGATACAACTTTATTTCTTCAACTGCGCCTGCTCCTGTTCCTGCGCCTGCTCCTGTTCCTGTGCTAGAACCCACTTGCGCATTTGTAGTATCAACTGAAATATCAACTATTGGCTGTCCTGAAAATAAATTTGATATTTTAGCAATAACATCAATACCAAAAAAGTATTGAAAACCATTTATTACAACTAAAATAATAAATATAGCACCAGTTAATATTCCCAGATATTTAAGGTCGGATGAGCCGGATGAAGATGAAGACAATGAAGAACCAAAAGAAGAACCAAAAGAAGAACCAAAAGAAGAACCAGAAGAAGAACCAGAAGAAGAACCAAAAGAAGAACCAGAAGAAGAACCAGAAGAAGAACCAGAAGAATCTCCTAAAGAAAAAAACATAGTTATATAAATTAATAAAACTGCTACTACAATAATAATAACACTTGGATTTGATAATATTCCATTTAAAACATTGTATGTATCTGATGCCATATTGCCTAAACTTGTGGTAACTGTATTAGATGTATTGTTCATTATATATTATATAAATCAAATAATTATTTATTATTTTATTATTTTATTATTTTATTATTAGCCCTTTTCCTATAAAAAAAACAATATGCTTTTGGGCTTACTATTTGACTTAATAGACTGACTTTAGACACACTTGTATCATTGTAATGATACCATTGTTCATTTGCGTTCTTTACAAAAGATGTATAATGACCACCATGAACCGAACCGCCATGATTACATACACCATATAAGTCATAAATATAACTGTCCTTATTATAACCAATTACGTAGTCAGATAAATCAAGATTTTCTAAAGGAAAATCAATTAATACTTGATTTTTTTGATTTGACGCATTAAATCGCTTGATATCAATAACCAATATAGTTGGCAAACTCCAAAACATTAGGTTCTTTTTTGCTGCCTCCTTTTTCCCAATTGTTTCATTAAAAACCGCATTATCCCCATCCATCGTCTCACCTTCAACATACAAATTGAAACAGTCAATTAATGTTGGCGACTTATTGTTAGTTGGTATGGGTAAGTCAATCATAAAATAGGGTTCGGGAGTTATACTCATAACATTACCTGTTTCAATTGAGACTATTTGCGACACGTGGATGCCATAAAATATATTCCATATTTCAGAATAGTCATTGCTATACATTTGCTTTATTCTTTCAAGACAAATAAGAGCTGTTTTGTCTAAATTATTTTGGACAGTTCCTTGAATAGTCATACGCACCTCTCTAGATAATGCGTTATGAAAACAATCAATGACAAATATTAGAAACTCGGGCAAATCATTTTGTGAAAATCCTGTGAATATCTCTCGGTCCTTTATTTCCGCTAATTTTTGAACAGTTTTTACAAATTTAGACGGCGATACAACACAATTTTCACTCCACAATAGCTTTCGTAATTCGTCCCATTCTATAAGCAATGCTGAGTCATGTTTGTTTTTGAGTTTTTTCTTATATGTTTCCTGGTCTAAAAAATCATTTAATTCATATGTATGTGATATTACTTGCATACACGAATTAAGAAAACATGTATTTCCTAAATTGGCTAGTCCTGATAACCCTTTATCGCAATATTTTGTAAAAATGTTATTATTGTTATTATTGTTATTATTGTTATTATTGTTATTATTGTTATTATTGTTATTATTGTTATTATTGTTATTATTGTTATTATTGTTATTCATTTTATACAGTTAATAATTAATTATATAACAATATATTTAAACAGATTTCATATAATATATAATTATATACCTATTTGTAATGAATACAATAAATGTAAATAATGACCAGCGACAATTAATTAATATGTATATTAATCAATATAATCAGGCTAATTCTCAAATAGACAGATTATATGGCGTGTTAGATGAAATACGATATAATATTGCGCTTATTAGTCAGTACCCTGGACAGCTACCTATAACCCAAAATAGAACAAATACAAATAGAACAAATACAAATAGAACAAATACAACAAATACAACAAATACAACAAATACAACAAATACAACAAATACAACAAATACAAATAGAACAAATACAAATAGAACAAATACAACAAATACAAATATATTATATGATTATCAGAACCCAATCAATCCTAGTATATATTTAAATAGACCTTCAACTAGAACTTATAGTAGTAGCAATAATGATAGCTTCAGTAATCAATTGTCAGGATTACTGTCATCTTTTTTAAACACTACGGTTACAGTTAGACCATCTGCTGAACAATTAGAATCTGCCTCTAGACTTGTTAGATATGGTGATATTACTAGACCATTATCTGAAACATGTCCAATATCAATGGACAGATTTAGTATTGATGACCAGGTTAGACAAATTCATCAATGTGGACATATATTTATGCCATCTGAATTTGATGAGTGGTTTCAGAGCAATGTAAGATGTCCTGTTTGTCGGTTTGATATTCGGACGCATACAACAAGTAATACAGAAGGTTCCACCAGAGGTAACACTGGGTCATCAGGTCTTCAAGGAGTAACGGGTGCTACTGGAGGCATATCTAGAGTCCTAGGTCTTCAAGGAGTAACGGGTGCTACAGGTACTACAGGAGCAAATATTAGTGCTACAAATAATTCTGTTGTTAGAAACATAACAGATAGTGAACTTAGTGACAACATTCTCAATACATTATCTAGCCGTCTTTTAGAATCTATATTATATCCATCCTCAAATATTACAAGCGACGACCGTTTTGTTTTTGACCCATCTAACAATATTTTAATGTATGAGACAACTATTAGAAATCCAAATGCTAGAAATAATGATTCTGAAAATGATAACAATAATTTGAACCAACCTTAATATTGTATTATTTTATTGTTTTGTGAAACTATATAAAGACATATATACATAAATACATATAATACAATACAATGACTACTTACAGACGTGCTAATGCTAAATGGACTATTAATGAGTGCTTGAGATTAGAGCGTGAGTTTGATTTACTCAAGTTATCTATTGATGAAATTGCTACTCTACATGAGCGAAGTGCCAATGGTATTATGTATAAACTGGATTCTGAGGGTCTAGCTGATTATAATGTATTGGCTGTATGTGGAACTAATTATCAGTTGCGTGTCAGTGATATTAATAATGAGAAAAAGAATGAGACAAAGAATGAGAAAAAGAATGAGACAAAGGATGATGATTCTAATGAGGATGATTCTAATGAAGATAGTGACTATGAAGAGGAGTTAGATGATGATAATAATGATGATGCCGCCAGTGAAGTCAGTGACTTAGAAGAAGATGAGGATAAACAGGAGTATTACAGATTCAATGTCAGACAGCAAATTAATATGCTTAGTAAACAGTTGGCTAATTTGACTGCGATTGTTTACAAGGTTCTTAGTCCTAAACAGGCTGCTAATCGTTTCAACTTTGAAGACCTTGCTGGATGCCGTTAAAAATAAAATGATAAAATGATAAAAATAAAATGATAAAAATAAAATGATAAAAATAAAATGAATTTAAATAAAAAATATTTATTACCATTGTTGTAATAAATATTTTATTTTGTATGAGTGATTTTATTTACTTTTTTTGAAAGAAATTCATTACACTCTGATTTCCTTCCTTCGCATTATTGGTTTCTCTCAAATACTTATCAAATATTAATGCTTTAACTTCCTTATCTTTTAGCTTCGCAATCTTATCTTCACATTTTTTACTATCTGTTGAAAAGTCACGCTTCAAAATATCTATTTCCTTCCTGAAATTAGTGACCTTTGCGCGCCTTGGTGGTTTCTGGCTCATCCAAATATCTTCCAACACTAATCCAAAAAGTTGTAACAGCGGTTTCATAATTTGATTTGTTATATAAAACGAATAATCTATTTGTAATTTATTTTCTCTGATAAATGTTGGTGTCTCTATTTTCTCACCTTGTAACGCCTTCTTATTTGGATTGACAACGTATACAAACGGGACCCTGTCACCTGATGTTGGTTTATTACCGGGTTCTCTTGCGCCAATTCGGTCTGCTAATACTTTGTGGGCGATTTGTTGTGGGTTCTTGTAAAATGAGCGCAGCGATTTGGTAATAATCAGTTTCTCAATTGGCGCCGTGCCATTGACTAATTCCTGTAGACATTTGTCGACATAATCAAGCGCTTTTTTGATATCACGTTCCTTCATTAAAATGTCGATTACACCACCATATACATCTTTCACAATTGGCGCATTATCTCGGCGTTTTAAAACAATACCCATTTCCTTTCTCTTGCCTTTTGTCGGGTCATGTTCATACAATATGCCTACATAGCGCTTCTTTGACAAAAGACAGAAAGGCAAGAATGTCTTCTCATATTCAAAATCATGCGGTTGTTTTAAGAATTTGGAGACGTTATGACATGCTTCTTTTGCGATTTCAATAGACAATTCTAGAGCCTTGGGTCCAATAATTTTGTCGCCAGTTTCTTTATCAGTTAGATTAAGTTTGAAGAATAATGAGTCAGTGTCACCATATATGCTCTCAGCGTTTGTATTTACAAGTCCATATTTTGTGTCAACTGTTGAGTCTCCATAACATTCCTCGACGACGCGCTTCGCATACGTCAGTAATAGTCGCCCAGTTGCGGTGGTTGATGCGGCAATATCCGGCTCATAAAATGTACTTGTTTTGGCGCCGAGCTGTCCATATAATGAATTGGCAGTCACTTTGTAAGCTATTTGGCGCTTATCTAGCACATTTTTCATAAAGTCGTCGTCAGTTTTCTCTATCATCTTTCTTGTGTCTTTTCTTGCTTTCAATAGTTCTTGTAGAATAGAGGGCATGATTGCTTTTTCCAAGACTCCAGAATGAGTCGACCCCAAGGTTTGAACCGAGCCCAAGGCATTATTAGTAGCTGAGCCCAAGGTGCCTGTGGCAGTCTTTATGTGTAACGGTTGCGCAAATCGACACAATTTGTAACCATTTTTAATCTTTTCAGCACGTGCTTTTGGATTTTTTCTGTAATACCGATATGTGTCAAAACGTATGTCAACATATTCATAACCGGGTAAATTGTCATATAAATATTCGTTAACATTCTTTTGGTCATTCTTTTGGTCATTCTTTTGGTCATTCTTTTGGTCATTCTTTTGGTCATTCTTTTGTCCCGTCTCTGTCACCAAATTGCCTGCCAAATCATATATCTTTGTCCACACTTTGCTACTAGGACACAAATTCTCAGACAACATTGAACTTGGATACAAAGAAGCAAAGTCACCAACAGCAATTGGTTTATCTAGATATAACCCGCATTTGGGCTCTAAAACAATGGCGCCTTCATAACCATCATCTTTAGACCCTTTATTAATCACCGGCATTAGAACGCCCTTTTCCCTACACTTCTTCGCAACATAACTAGTGAGCTTTATACCTTGACCTCTGAATATAAGGAAACTCATTGGAACACTACATAATTTTGCCATCTCTACTAAATCTGTTACAACATCTACTTTTGAAAACAAATGTTGGACTAGGTTACAATCCTGGATACAGTATTTCGCAATTACAGCACGAGCACTGGGTCCCTCATTTGTCATCCTGAAAATGTCTTTTGGCGACACATCGTCCTTTGCCAGACCCCATTTAACAGCCTTTGCTTTCGGATTTTCTTTACCATCGACTTCAAACCAGCCCTCTGTTTTATTGACATATGAGACGCGAAACTTTGCTCCATCTTTATAGTAATCCGATGAGTGATTGATTTCTTCAAAATGTATGAAACTGTCGGTCTGTAATCCTGTCATATTAACCGTATATATGCGAGTATTTCCGGTTTCCTGGTGCTCCAGCTTTTTCACATAATCGCCAATAAAGTGACCACCAACATAGTCCAGCTTATACGAAGTTAAGTTCTCAGTTCGTCTAAACCAGTTCAACATATCGACTTGTAGTCTGCCATTCATCTTGATAATTGACAAATCATATGTGCCAGACGCCAGCGTAATACTGCTTTTATCAATTTCCATCTTCTGCGTCTTGTAGTCGATTGTAGCGCATAATTCGTCCTTATTTCTGGATAATTTCAAGAAATCCTCAGTGCATCCGAGTTCCTGAGACCTGCGAAACATGAACTCATAATCAAAACTAAATATGTTGTATCCAATAATAATATCTGGATTCTCTTTTTGAACTAGTTTAGTCCACGCGTTTAAAACCTCTTTTTCAGAATTATATGTCTCTATTTGCGAATTAGGAACAACTCCGTCTAAAGAGTCACATGAATTAAGCGCAATACAGTGGTTCAAGAACGGCTCTTTTTCGCCATATCGGACAAAAGTAGAGCCAATAAACGTGACCTTATCACCTTCCAATTGTGGAAAATTGTTTCTAAGAGCAAATATGAGCTCATTTATTTTGCCTTCACGTTCAAACTTCTTGTCGCACATAATATCTACAATAGTGGATTGTCGGTTTTTATAAGATTCAGTTTTAAAACTGGATAATGCCAACGCATTTGGTTTGAAATATGTTGGCTCATCATCTGCTTCTTCTACGCCATTTTCAGAATCAGAATCTGAATCTGAACCAGCATCGTTATTGTTTCCAGCCTTTTCTTCCTTGTCTTCCTTGTCTTCCTTATCTTTGACCTGAAGCGCTTTGTTGGCATTTTCAAACAATGCCTCTATTAAATGAGTATCATCATTTTTATCTTCTCTGTCTCTAATTTTGGTTTTCAACCATTCTTCAATTCTAGAATCCAAATCTGCTCTGGATAATGGTTTATTAGACCCTTTGTAATATACTAGGTCAATATTCGGAACCGGTTCATTGTCTCCTGTCAAGTTAAACGCGGTTCTTATAATATCTGACAAAATTGCCTTACATGATTCATGTGGTATTTCCTTATTTGAATACATCTTCACAAAATAGTCTACAATATTTGTCGCCAACTTTTTATATGATTTAATTGGCACAGGGAAATCACCGTGACTACTACTAGCCTCAATATCAAAACTCATAATCTTGTAAGGAACACGGGATTCCTTATCATTCAACGGAATTATATTCTTATAGCCAATAGTGAATTCATAGTCGCAAGTGGTAGTTTTCAAAGAGCCTTTAATTTCAAAACACTTTTTGACAGGCAATGCGACCCAACCAGATGGACTAATTTCGCGCAAATGGAAGAATCGAAGCAATGGCGGTATATTTGCTTCATATAGTTCCACATAGCAGTCTTTAAACCAGAATCCATTTGGGATTAAACCACGCTCCTTTTCACCATCAGTATTTACAATGTCTTTATACCAGAAATTCTTGACCTTGTTATAAGCAGGTACATTTGCGAATTTAATCATGATAAATCGGTGTAATTTGCCGGCGTCAAATTCGTATAATTTTTTCTTCTCGATTAGTTTGCTTTCTACAATCGAATCTTCGTAATACTTGCCGACCTTTGTTTTCAAATGGGTTACAAATAGGTCCTTAACATTTTTGGTCCATTTGTCGCCAACTTTTAAGTAAAAGAACGGCTGATATTCTTCCACTAATATGGACGCTTTTTCGCCTTTTTCATTTATTCCAAACATCTGAATAGCAAATTTTGTATTGTCTTTATTTAATGCACCTAGACCATCTTCATCTGAATCACTAGACTGACTAGGACCCTTACTATTATACACGTTGAATTCGAATAATTTAAAAGTGTGTTCTAACGACATTTTGATTGTTTATTATATTGCATTAGTTATTGTGATATTTTTAATTCAATTTTTATTGAGTTTATTTAGTTTTTGAAGTTTTTATAAAAAATTTGTCTATGTATATATTATATATAAAATATAAAATGCCTAAAAAGAACCCAAAAGATGAAGCAGATTATTATTATAATATTGCTCGCAAGGAAGAAGAAGAAAACGAAACACGAGAGGAAAGGGCAAAATACAAACTTGATGCGAAAAACGAGAAAATCTGGAATAAATACAGATATGTGTATTCCCCAAACCTTAGTATTAGGGATATTGCGGACCAACAAGATATTAGTTTAGTTAGAGCATACCAAATAGTTTTAGATTATGGGGGAATAGAAAGGTTGCGAAAAGCAAGTGACTACATTGAAGTAAATGCTGAAATTGAAAATTCAGAAAATATTTTAAAACTGAATCAAACCACTGTGGATTTGTTAAACGATACTCAAACAAAAAATACCGCGGCTAAAAAAGTTTTAGTAGACACCCCAGGATTAAATACTGAAATAAAAACATATTTTGAAGGAAAAAAAGATGTTGGCGTTGGTAGTAAAAAAAAAGGAATTAGAAAATCAAAAAAAAGAATTAGAAGAAGAAAATCAAGAAAAAATACATTAAGAAAAAATAGAAAGCAAATTTGGCACTGAAAAATACTCTTTTTTTACATATATAAAAATATAAGACCATATATCGTAACAAAAATATTAGTATATATTCCCTATATTTTTCAG